TTTGGAACTGCACTTGATGCAGAGTGGAATAATGTAGCAATTTTGCTGCAATACGAAGCTACTGGCGATAGAACTGTACGTTACAGAACTGATTACGCTTTTGATGTAAATTACACTAACGGAGAGGACATCGTATTGTTTAGATAATATTGAATTTATAAAGGGGGTGTAAATGCATCCCCTTTTAACAACAAAAAAAAATATAAAATGCCAGCAAATTTAAGTTTACAAGCCGTAGCAGGGACAAATTGCCCAAAAACGGCAGGTGTTAAAGAACTATACACAATTAAAGTAGAAGATTTACCTACAATTGAACTAGGTAGTGATCATGATATTACTAATTTAGTTTTTGCTAATGCGGGAAATGGGTTTGGACAAATTAATTTCAAACGCGGAGAATGCGAAGTGACTGAGTCAATGGAGCGAAGCAATGAAGTTAATGTTAATTTCTCTGTAGCTAATCCAACATCTACTCAGCGTAAAGAATTAACTGCAATTAAAAACGCATGTGAGCAATATATGGTTGCAAGACTATATGATGATGACCGCTTGTTGTTTATTGGTTATGATGAAGAAAGTTTAGAAGAAGGATTTGTATCTTTTGCATCTTTTGAGTCTACAAGTGGGCGTGCTAAAACAGATGATAATTTATTTAGCATGACTATGATGGCGGATCAAGGAGAGCCATTAAGAGTATTAAGTGGTATCTCTGGGGCAAGTCCATCGCCAGCTACAACAACTGCGGAAATCATAGCGGAATTAAAAGCAGCAACATCAGTTTAATATGTGGAGATTTAAAAAGAAGTATCGAGGATCTAAAATAGGTGTTAGGGGGTATGGACTCCTTAACACCAATCTCGAGTCAGCAGAAACAATTTACAAATTGTCTTTGATGCCAGAACATAGCATCTTAGTAAAATTCATTGAAAAAAATGAGCCGAAGAAAGAGTCCCGCGAAGTTAAACGTAAATCAAAAGAGTCAAACGAGTAGTTTTACTATAAAAAACAACATTACTCAACTACCAGATTATACAGATAAACAAAAAATTGTATCTAAGCAGGGGATAAGAATTGTAAGCACTACGTCTAATAATTTATTTCCGCAAATATTAACAAAGATTGTTAAAGAGAGCAGTACCTTAAAATCTGTAATTAATAGCATTGCACAATATGTGAGTTATGGCGAAGTGGTTGCTAGTGATTATTTTTTAGATAAAATTAATTACGACTTAAATAAGTATTACGGCTGGGCTGAACTGAGTAAAAGGCTTTGTGCTGATCGCAAAACCTATGGTTATGCCTTTATAGAAGAAGTCCGTATTGGCGGAGAAGTTTTTATTTATCATTTAGACGCATCTAGGGTAAGATTTATAGAGTATATAGGAGATTACCCCGAAAAAGTTGCAATATCTAAAGACTGGAACGACACAAAAGTGTTTCCATACGAATTAGATTTATACCCCAATTATACCCAACTAGATAAAAAGAAAGTAAGAATAATCCCTATAATGGATTATGAAAGTGGATCAGTAGACTATCCATTCCCAATGTGGAGCGGGTGTTTTTATGACGCGCAAGTGGAGAGTCTGATTGGGCAATATAACGCTAATCAGTTTGAAAATGGAGTCACTTTATCTAGCATGTTAAAGTTTGATTTTGGGGATGTTACAAATGATGATGATTTAAAAAATAAAAAGCATAAACTAGAGCAGCAGATAAAAGGGACAAGTGATGGAAGAAGTGGTAAAACTTTAATTGTTCCAATTACTGGGGATGTCGAAACTCCAGAGTACATTCAATACCCTATGCAAAAAGAGGGTAGTTTTATTGAGTTGCAAAAGTTAGTTGAAAATAACATTGTAAAAGCTTGTAGCTGGTTTAGAAGTTTAGCGGGTTTAGAAAGTGCTGGGACTTTAGGGAATAATCAGCAGCTACGCAATGAGTGGGAGTTAGCGGAAAGGCAAATACGGAACGAACAAGACATTTTAATGGAAGCATTGTTAAAAGCGTTTGAAAATACACCATACGAAAATGAAGAATACGCATTTAATAATCAAAGCCCCATGAATGTTATTAATGATATTTCTTCAATTATTACGCTATTACAAAATAGAGAAACTATAGGAGTAAATTCTATAATACATATTTTAACGGCAATGGGTATGGATGTTGAAGAAGCAGAAAAAATAGCAAATGATAGCGAGTAAGGCGGAAATAAAAACATTGGTGTTTAGCAACAATTTTGATGTTAACTCTATAAAGGATAATTTAATTCAAGTAGTTGAATGGGAGCAAGTATTGCCATTATTTGGAACAGATTTTTATGATGACGTTGTGGCTAATCCAGCAAGTTATACTACACTTATAGACACTTATTTAAAGCCATATATCGCCTATAATGTGAAAGCATATATCAGCAAGCCTAATCACATTAAAACTGGGAATAAAGGAGCGCAAACGGCTAGTGGGAGTAATGAAGTAATTGCTAATGTAGAAGAATCAAAACGACAAGCCATGAAAATGGCATCCAGATATAAGCAACAGATGATTTCTTATTTAGATAAGACTAAACCTGCTTTATGGAAAGGAGAGCCAAAGGATGATCAAATAATTAACAAAATAATTATAATTTGATGGATAGCACCTACATTACAAACTATTTTACAAATGGAATAGAAAGTAGCTTTATTATGGCTGCTTTCTTTTTTCTTTTGTTAGCGTTTGTGACCAGCAAATGGTTTCAGTTTACAATTAGAGATATAGGATCGGATCGTACACCATTAGATCCATCATGGAAGTTTTGGTGGCTGGACAATTACAACTCCGTTATATCTTTTTTTTTAATGTGTTTTCCTATTATAGTTTTTACAGAAGATTTAGTGCATTGGCTTGGGTTAAACTTTTTGCCAAATGCGATGAAAACGGAAAATCCAATGTACATTTACTACATATTCGGTTTGTCGTTTGGGTGGGTGCTGGAAATGATTTTAAAGAAAGCTAAGTTAATTAGAAACGCACAAAAATAGAGAAATGGATAAAGTAATAATAGGTGCAATTTTGTTAATTCAGTCACTACAAACTGAAAGTTTTAAAAATAAGATAATTGATGTCTGCTTGACTATTTCAACTGGCATGGGAGTCTATTTTACTTTGCCTTTTCAAATCAGCACCAACTTTTACGCACAAGAAATATTCCGCAGCATCACAAGCATAGTGACTGCCATTACCATTTTAGTAATTTCTTTATTTATCCGCAGATGGTGGAGTAAACGATTTAAATGAGATTAATTAAGAGAATCTTTATTCATTGTTCGGCTGGTTTTGGAGATGTCGAAAGCATTAAACGATATTGGAAGTCTATTGGTTGGAAGTCTGTAGGCTATCACAGAATAATAGCTGAAGATGGCGAAGTATTCCAGTTAGCACCATATGAAAATATCACTAACGGAGTCAAGTATTACAATTCAACAAGCATTCACATTTGTTATATTGGTGGCGTAGATAAGGCAAACCTAAATAAGGCAAAAGATAGTCGCACAGAAACGCAGAAAGAAGCCTTAATTTGCGAAATACAAAATGCTTTACTATATCTCAAAGCATTTCAAAGCATAGACAATGTACAAATATTAGGGCATAGAGATATATCGCCAGATAAAAACCTAAACGGCAAAGTGGATAGCTGGGAAAGAATTAAAGAATGTCCCAGTTTTGACGCAATCCCAGAGTATGGGCATTTAAATAAATAATATATTTTTATTACTATATTTATAGCGTGAAACTAGAAAAATTAAAAGACAAGCTATACAAATTAGATCTTGATCAATACAATGGCATGCCTTTAAGAATGGGGAATGTTCTAAATGCCAAAAAATTTGTAAATACTCACATATTATTTTTAGAAGCTAATGCAGGCAATATAACTTATATATGTTATTATAATAGACTGCTAGAGTTTTACGAAAAAGCAAAACAATGGATTGCAGAAAAGCATTAAGCACCTATCCAAAACAAAATGGGGAAAGCAATAACAAGTGGTTTAAGCGTGTTGCTGAACTTACTGGACTGCATCACAAAAGTTTAAACACTCATTATTATAAATATCGAAAGTTTGTAGAAACGCAGCGCAAATATGACAAAAACGGCAATGTCATAAGCAGAGTCGAGAAGCTACAACAAGAAAATTTATTAGATGTCCCAGATGGTTTAGAGTTATCGCGATTAAGCACAAACGTAACTACTGGTCAGCAATGGCAGATATACACAAAGGAAAGTCAAAATAAGGCGTTTTTTAAGTTAAATAAAGAGTTAATTAAGCAGACACTAGCTGGCGCGAATTTAAAGCCCTTAAAAGTGCCTAAAATCGCCCCTAAGAGCAATAATGTATTAAAGATAACCTATACAGATGCTCATGTTGGATTAAACATTACTGAAAATCTTTACGGATTACGCCAATGGAACGAGTTTCAATTAATGGATGCACTCCAAAAAATTGTATACTATGTAGGGCAGCAGTTTAACGGACAATCTAAAATAGTTGTTTCCGACTATGGCGATTTTATGGATGGATGGGATGCTAAAACTACAAGGGGCGGACATATTCTAGATCAGAATATGAGTAATGAAGAAGCTTTTAAGGTAGGCGCGCAGTTTAAAATAGAGTTAGCAAAGCGATTGGCGAAGTTTGGAGTGCCTTTAGAGTTTTACAATGTGACAAACGATAATCATTCTGGATCATTTAGCAAAATAGTAAACATTCATGTGAAAGAAGTTTTATCTTATTTACTGCCCGAAGTAAAGTACGAAATATTTAACGACTTTATAAGCCATTATTTTGTCGGGAAATGGTGTTTTATTTGCAGTCATGGTAAAGATGAAAAACATTTAAAGTATGGATTTAACACTAAGCCAGATGATAAGGCTAAAACGCATATAAACAGATATATAGATAAACATGACTTGCATAAGTATAAGATTGTATGCGAGTTTGGCGATAAACACCAGTTAATTCGTGATACTAGTCATGCTAAATTTGAGTACAATGTTTATTGGGCGTTAAGTCCAGCTAGTGATTGGGTCCAGACTAATTTTGCAGATGGGCGCAGGGGTTTTTGTATTGAGGAAATAGCCGAAGATTATAAGACATTTACAAATATTCAATTATGTTAGAAGAAATATTAAAATATTATCCAGATGAACAACTTTTAAAGGCAGATGGACTTGATGACGCAGTAATAGGCGTTGACTGGAGCAGCATGCGGTTAATTTATTCAGTAAAAAAATGTGTTGATATATTATCAGAGTACATGACCACAGAAGAAGCCATTGAATTTTTTGATTATAATTTACGCCAATCATGGGTTGGGGAAAAAACACCAATTTGGTGCGAAGATGATTTTTAATTTATTTATATGAAAAAACTTATACTAATTATCTTATTATTTAGCGTTAGTCAAGCGCAGGTCAACAAGAAGAAGTTAAGAAACAATCTGCATGACTGCGAAAACGCTTTATCAGCGTGTTTAAGCGCAAAAGATACGATCAGCGACACTATATATATCTATAGCGGGAAAGACGCGGTAAAGTTGGCTAAGCAAGTACAGAAAACTAAGCGCAAAGTAAAGGTCCAAGAAACAAAGCAGAATAAATCAAATAATAAAACTGACGTAAAAACGGATTGGTTTTTAAATCTTATGCAGGGCATGACCAGAATAACCGCCATTTTAACTGCTGGGGGATTTATCGGTGGCGGGGTAGTGATTACAAAGTTATTACAAGCGGCTAAAGCTAAAATAAGTTGGCTGAATTGGCTTCCTATTTAATGTTGATAGTTTTTTAAAAAAAAAAAGTATAAACGATTTATCTTTACGGCTCTATGACGCCCTACTCTGGGTAGTTTCATTGTTTTGTTTTAGTGCGTATCTTCTGGGTGCGCACTTTTTTTTATCATTAACAAAAAAAACTTACAATATATTTGCAATAACGAATTATGCGTATTATATTTGAGTCATCAAAGGCAATAAGCCATAACAATTAAAAACAAAACAATGGAAAATTTTATAGAAAGAAATCCCGAAATGACAAACACTGAAGCTTTTACAACTGAAAGAGAGATTAAGTTAACACTTGCTGATCTTGATAATAATATAGATAGATGGGGTGCTAGGTTTGCTCTGAAATTAGTAAATACCTACAAAATTGGACTTATATGTCTTGAAGCTTTTGGATATTATGTTGACCAGTACGAAAAATGCTTAAAAGAAAATACGAAAATTTAATTAAAATGAAAACATTAATTGAAATAATAAACACAGACAATGAGCCAAACCCACTCCAAACAATGGAGTGGGACAAAAAACAAAACACAATGAAAACTTACAATTACATAGCAAAAAAAATTGAAGGCAAAAAAGTAACTGAATATGTATTGGAAATTGAAGAATTAAATCCAAACGACATAGAAGATAAGATTATGCTTTACGATGACAAAAACGCCAAAAGAGTTAAAAGATTTATTTTAAAAAATAATTTTGTAACTAAAGAAACTTTCTATGTTCTCTTTGATGATTTTAAATTCGATGGTTGTAGCACTTTTATAGAAAGTGATTATATCTTTGAACAAGGAACAGTAAATATTTAAAAACGCTTAAAAACAAAACAATGAATTTCGATAACTACATTTTCCGCAGTCATATGGTCGGCAACATTATATCTGTGCCGAAGCCATTAACACCTAACCAAGCAGAAACATTAGCAGACTATCGCAAACGCCAAGCTGGAGAGGGCAGACCATTAACAGACAA